TAAAGATATTGGCTATTTTACTGAGAAGTTGAGGGATGATGTCGATCAACTGTTGAACGAAGTCGAGGACTCCGGATACCGCGCCCATGACGGCGCCAGCGCCAGACATCATTCCAGTGATCACGCCTCCAGCGCCAGACAGTCCCCCAGTTATAGAACTTGAGATCGAATCCGCGACGTCGGTTCCGGCCTTCTTGGCCGCCTCGAACTCGGCGCTGGGCGCCTTCTTCCTCTGTTCGTCGGCGATCTCTTTTATAATTTTTTTTTGTTTTTCTAGTTGTTTGATCGCCTCGTCATGGATACCGGATTCTCTCTCATATTCCTGGATCGTCTTATCTATAGCGTCGAGGCGTTTTCCTTCTTCAATCGCGATTCTCTCAAGAGAATTCGCCGTCATCGATGCCTTAGTCAGTTCCAGTTCTTTAGTCTGGGCGATCTGTTCATTCAGTGAGGCCTTCGATAGTTCCGCCAGTTGAAGGACGATCGACTCTCCGGCCATCTGGCGGCCGACCGCTAGAAGTCTTTTAGCCTCGTCGGTTAAGGCCTTCGACTTAATTAATTCCTTCTCTTTAGCTTCCAGCGCCTTGAAGTTCTCGGCGCCTTGGATCCGGATGACGTCGGCCTGGGTCGCGCCGATCTGGGCGTTCTTCGAGGCGAGGTCCCCGACCATCTTCGCGAGTTCGACGAGTTGTTTTTTCGCCTCCTCCGTTAGTTGATTGAACTCCTTAAACGACTTACCTGGGTCCTTCGCCTTCTTCCCGGTTTCATCCAGAGTCTCATTAAATCCCTTGAGGAACCCGGTCCCCTTGTTTATCAAGTCCCCGGCGAATCCGAAGTCGACCTTCTTGGCCGCGGCCGACAAGTCGTCGAACGCCGCGCCAGCGGCGGCGGAGTTCCTCGCGATCAGCGTGTCGGTCGCCGCCGACAGGGAGTTGATCCCCGCGACCGCGGAGTTGAATCCCAATATCCCGGCGACCTTCGTGAAGGCGCCGCCGACATTGTCGAGGACGATCTTCGCCAGACCCAGATACAAGTCGGCGATGAACCTAACTCCCGTCTCCATGGACTTCTTAAGGACCATCCAGACGTTGCCAAGATTACCGAAGTTTCTGACCAGAATGTCGACGGCCGCGGCGACCGCCAGGACTCCGACGACGATGGCGGCGAACTCGGCCGCCATGAGAATTAAGGGCGCGTTGGCGGCGCTTACGGCCGTTACCCAGGCGATCACGGCGGACAAGGCGGCGGGTCCAAATACCAGCGCCGCGGCGGAGGCGACCGCGATCAGGAGCGGAGTAAAGTCGGCGGCGGACTTGTTCGCCGCCTCGATCCCACTGGCGAACCGCTTTAGTCCGTCGATGACCGAGATCAAGAAGTCCTTGACCGCCGTCCCTGGTCCAGCCAGATCGAACGCCGTGACGAAGACGTTCCCCAGTTCCTCGAACGCGTCTCCGACCAGGTTCGCCATCTGTTTCATCTGGCCGCCGAAGGTCGCGGCCTGGTTCGCGGCGGCGCCGCTGAACCGTTCGTTCAAGAAGTCGACGGCGGCTCCGGCCTTTAGTTGTTCTTCGGTGAAATTCTTGATGTCTGGGACGACCTCGGCCAGGCCGCGGCCTTGACCCTTGAGAGATCCCTTCAGGAGATTGAACGCCTCGTTTACATCCTTACCGGTGATCGCGGCCAGGTCGGCTGACGTCTTGATCAGTTTCTCGGTCGCGTCGTCGGAGAGTCCGGCCGCCTTCGCCAGGCCGACCATCCCGAGGACAGCGTCGTCTTCGACGACAGTCGTCTTCTGGATTTCGGTCGCGAAGGCCTTCCATCCAGCGGCCGCGCCGACGACGTCCTTGACGCCCATGACTCTAAGCGTATTATTCAGTCGCTCCGCCTGGGCGTCGGCCTCCATGAAGGCATGAATCGACTTCGAGACGAATCCCTCGACCAGTCTAAAGGCCGTCTTCCCGATCTCAAGGACCTGGTTTAGGACGACCAGTTTCATGCCCAGGCCTTCCGTCGCCTTCGCGGCGGAGTCCAGGTTCTTCGCGCCTTCCTTCGCCGCGGCCAGTTTCACCTTCGACTCGAAGTCCGCATTGACCGCGTTCCTCTGGGACTGGAGTTGATCCAGGATCGACTGAGTCAGGCGACCCTCGGACGCCAGTCGTTTTTCCGTATTGTCCAGGGCGGTCAGAGCATGAGTATGCTCGACCGCAGCCAGGTCGGCCGCCGACTTCCCGCGTTTTTCTGTCGCCTGGACGATCGCGATGGTTCTGGATTTTAATTCGTCGAGGATCCCGGCCTGGTCCATGGCCGCGGCGTTCTTCGCCGCCTCCGCGACGGCGAGATTCTTGGCGGCCTCGGCCGCTGCCTTCGAGGCGGCGGCCGCCTTGAGTTCTTCGGTCGCGATTTTTTCCGCGGCCGCGATCGTTTCCTTCGCGACTCCGAGTTGAGACTTCATCGAGTCAGTCAATTGACCGTTCATCGACATGAAGGATTCTAAGTATCGAATCTCCTCCTGAGCGGCCTTCGACTTCGACGCGATGATCTGCATCTCAGTTTGGCCGCGAAGTTCCATGACCTTCATGAGTTCAATATTTTTCCGAATGATGTCTTCGGCGGATCCGAGGAGAGACTTCTTCGTCTCGGCGGCAGCCTTGTCGGCCGAGTCTCCCATTCCGGAGAATGTCTCGGAGAGTTTCTCGACGCCCGCTTTTAGTTTTTTCAGGGACTCGGTCGCGCCTTCGGCGGTGACTTTAATATCAACGGTGAGCTGATCGGTTGTTACCGCCACCCTGACGACCTCCCTGGTTTCCAGCCGTGATCTTCGCGGTCGTTCGTTCGTCTCCGAGTATCATCTTCGCCCTTGATACGAACTGAGCGTTTTTATAACGCGGTACGAACCAAGTCATCGAGTCAATCCACCATTCAGGCTGATCGACTATTCCCCCGGAGTATAGTAATATGTTACCCGATTCGGTCGCCAATGACATCAAGCGATATAGGTCCGAGACTTCCCTGTCCCAGGTCGATTTACCTGGACAGAATCCGAAGGATTCTCCGCCCTTCTCGACGAAGATCGGCCAGTTCATTCCGTCCCTGTTGTCGGCCTCGACGAAGTCGTCTCGGTCCTCCTGACAGCGCCTCATTTTCTTGTTTCGTTCAGGACAGACCGAACAGTCGAACGTCTTCTGTCGTTCGACTGTCGCATGACTCAACTCGAACAGGGCGATCAACTTTTTTTTAAGGAGCCGGAGCCGTGTTCGACGAAGTTTTTTCGGGCCGTATATAGGTCGTTTACGATCTCCAGAGCGGACAGGAGTTTCATCGTCTCGTCGGAGGCGACCGTTAGACCGTCGACCTTGAATCCTTCATACTTTAGGGCGGATCCAGGCGGGACCGACGACGGGTTCTCGATGTCGACAAGAGAGTATTTCACTTCCTCGGCGATGAACGACGAGTTCAGGAACATCTCGCCCTTGTCCATTCTGATCTGTTGAGACTTGACCTTCTGGCCTAATTTATATGGGAGAGTTTTCCGAAGGACGAACCTGGTCGGTTCCTCGCCGTCTTTGAAGTTCAAGACCTCCTCGTCGAGTGTCTCCAGATAATGAGCATACTGATCTTCATTACAATCAAGCGCGCCATCGATTCGGGAGATCACCTTGATCGTTCCCTCTCCCAGAATATGGTCAATCTTAATCGCCATTTTATCCCCTAAATTGAATGTTCAACAGAATGTAACATCTGGAACAAGAGAGGTCGATACCCTTTCGAGTACCGACCTCTCACGGAGAACCCTGTCGGATGGCGAGAACCGACCCGGTAAACCTACTTGAAGTGAACCGAAATCTCATCTTCCGCTTGTAATGCTGTCTGATACGCGTTCCCCGTGAAGGTCACAGGAATCGACCCGGTATCAGGTAAGGCGAACGAAGGGACTGGGAAGAATACCTTCGGTAAGTCCAGATCGAGGCGTCGACCAGTCGCGGATCCCAGGATCACTTCGACGACCTGGGCTTCGAATCCTTGGACACGGTTAAAGAACTTCAAGAGTTCCTTGTTCATGTTTAGTTCCATCGAGACCTCGGCGGTCAAGCGTGAACCAGGGACATAAAACGGCGCGTCCAGGGAGTCGTGACCATAACAATAGTTCACCAGTTCATGGTCGTTCTGGATGTTGACACTGATCGACCTGGCGCATACCGAACCGATCGAGGCGATCGAGGCGGAACCGACCAGACCAGTCTGGGGATTGTCGATCGCGACCGGAGTCGCTGGTTCATAATATGACAGGTAAACTGGAGTCAGCGCGACGGATCCGTCCGCGTCGGTCAAGACGGCGCCCGATAGCGTGACGACGTCGCCAGCGACCGACACGATTGTCCGAGGAGAACCGTCAGGAGTGTCGGCCGACCGAGTCGTACCGTTCGCCTTGATGATCATGACCAGGCCGCCGATCGCCTCGCGGAACGCGTCTCCGTCGCCAGTGGCGAGGGTCACGGTATTCGCCGCGTTCGCCGTCGTCGATTTACCGATCCCGAGATACAGGGCGTCCTTCGCGTTTCCGCTCCATTCGACAGTCGCCTCGCCGTCGCCTGGGAACGTCATGTTCCCGCCCATGATGAAACCGCCGCGCGCCTGGCGGGAGAACTTGTCGCCACATTCAAATAGCGAGAAGGTCAGGTTCGGGACCGTCGCCGTATACTTCAGGCCGGAGGTCGTGTCTTCCTTACCGAGTAGGGACCTAAACAGAACCCTCATCGCTGGATCGATCTCGGCGACTCCAGCGGCTCCTAGCGTCGTGTCGATGTTGAAGAACGAACTGAAGGAGAATGAACATTCCTTCTTCTTCTTGATGATGTTGGTATGGTGACGACCGGAGCGGTGAGGAGATGACTCAAATGGCTGGGAGTGTTCGATTGAACCGCCGCCCAGAGTATAGAAGAAGTCAGCGCCAGTCGGCGCGAGGAGTGTTCCTCTGGTCGTTTCTTCCTTCAAATAAAACTTCTGTTCCAGCGCGATCGAGTCGTTCGTCGAATTATAAATGTCGGCAAAATTTTTCATCTGTCTTCACTCCTTGAAGATGAATTATAAAACACGCCTCCCATCATTGGGAGGACTTAACAACTTGAGAGGGAATAATAGTCGATCGTGAGGTCGATCCTTCCAGTGTACAGCGGTTCTAATAAATGTAAATCGGTTGACGATCCAAGTTGTTTTAAATGGATGACATACGACAGGTTCAACTTCGGAAGGGCGTCCAGGGCGACCTCGACCTCCTCCATAAGATCCCAGAGTTCGGCCTGGTTCACGCCGTCCTCGGCCTTCGGACCGATGGCGATCTCGATCGCCAGGTTCCAGGTCCGCCTTCTCTGTTGATTGATGTACGTCGCATTATCCCCGAGGTCGATAACCTGGGCGAGCGGAAGTTCCCAGTCCTGGAAGTCGGACGCGAGAAGTCGGATCTTATCAAACGACCTGGTCTTGATCGCGGTCACGACCGCCAGTCGCGCCATGATCTCTTGAGAGATCGCCGTTCGTCTTGAGGTCATTTTAGAACCTCTCTTAAAGTCGTTATGATGAAGTCTCTGGAGTCCTTAAAGGCGGGTCTTAAGTAAGGTCTCGCCTTAAACCTTCCCCCCTGGATGACGCCCTTCGACGGCCGCGGCGGTCCGCCGCGTGATCTCATGGAGGCGAACATCGCGCGCCTCATTCGTTTAGTAAAGGGTCCGCCGAATTCGTTTAGGGCGGCGTATTTGATCCCGAAGGACCCCGTCCTGAGAACGGCCGCGTCCCCTTCCTTCGAAAATTCATACCGGATGGACTCGCGGAGTCCGCCGCGGTCGACGATCCCCAGGCGAGTCGCGTTCATCTTCGCTCTGGCGACGATAAGGAGTCCGATCTTATGGAAGGCGGCCGCCATCTGGGGACTGTCCGGCCGAAGGGCGGCGATCCTGTCTCGAAGGCGCGCGAAGATGACGGACCGATTGTCTGTCGTCGTCATCCGTTTCTCACTGGCGCCGAGATGTTCGGGAACTCGGTCCTGGTGTATGCCAGGATCGCGTCCTTGATATCGGACGGCGCCTTCTGAAGAAACGAGATGGTCTCGTCGCCCTTGGACTTGGACTCGCGGCCGATGTCTCCGCCCTCCCTCGCCTTATGATACCAGGTTATCATCCAGAGGGCGGCGTTCTGAAGATCGGAAGGGACCGTCGAGAACCCGGCCGTGTAAATGACCTTGATGTTCTGGTATCCAGAAGGGAACCTCTGGCCCAGAAGGACCAGAGAGTTACTGTCGTCAGCCAGTCGAATACTGTCTGAGTCGACTTCCGTCTCGGAGCCGAAGTCAGACGATCCGTCGATGAATACTTGAGGGAATGGAGACGACGAGACTGGAAACTGTTTAAGCAGGATGATGTTCGATGACCGCCCATGATGGAACTCCGTGAAGGACTGGGCTTTAAGTTTCCTTCTGGTCTCTTGTTCGATCCGATCAGACGACGCATTGATCCAGAACGTGACGATGTCATCCTGAGTCGTCTCCAGAGCGGGGATCTTCAGGTATAACTTCGCCAGTTCGAGAGTGACCAAGGCGTTCGACTGAAGGGCGATCGGCATGGTTTAGACTCCGGCCTCGGCGGCGAGGGACTTGTCGCTGTATCTCTTGACCGACTTGTCGGATACGCCGTCAGACATGGAGAAACATCCCTTATACCGGGACAGGATCTTGTGACCAAGGGCGGAGACGTCCTCGTCGGAGGCGCCAGGACATAAAGATGATACATCAATCGTCTCGCCGATGTTGACTGAACGAATGATCTTCGAGAATTTCTTCTCCTTGGGTTCCCGGTCGAAGTCCCGAGGGTCCTCGACCATAATGACCAGCGGCGCGCGGTCGGCCTGGGCGCTTTTTTTCTTCAATGTAATCTTCATAATTCGCCATCCCTGGAAAAGTTGTTATCCCTTCCATCTTATCAAGTAGTTCTGGAGTCGTAAACCAGAGAGAATTCCTTCTTCGCCTCGAAAAAATCATCCGCGGTCACGGTCATAATGCCGAGTCTCTCCCTGGGCGTAAACGCCATGGACGGCGAGGCGTCCTTGAACGCGACATAAACCAGTTCCGCACAGTAAAAGGCCTTGTTTCCGAGTGAAAATTCATAATCATACTCGGCGCCGACCAATGACTCGGCCTCCTTGGCGGCGGCGAGACAGACTTCCGGACTGGCGAATAATGCTCTGACGATAACGACCTCGTCCTTCGACAGCATGAAGGATACTAAGTCATTTGAGATCACTCCCCGGCCGATCGCCTCCAGAACATCCCCCTTGGGACCCATAATCGCGGCGTGTTTCCAGTATCCAGGGATCATGATCGTCGACAGATGTCCAAGTGTTCTAGTCAAGAAGACGTCGCCAGGCTTAAGGATCTTCCTCGCGCGTTCATAATCCATTCCGTCGACCATCTTGATCGTCCACGGAGTCTTCAGGTTCCCGAGATACCTGGTAATCGGGATAAGTTTTCTCCGGATCCAATGAATCATGCGATCTTCTTATGAAGCATGACGTTTAGTTTTACCGTGACGTCTGTCGCTCCGGTCGATGTGTACGCGATACGGATATAGATACCAGCGGGGATCTTCGCGACGAAGTTGAATGTGTTTTGACCCTGGTCTTCTCGTTCGCTGTTCACGTTCCAGTTGATCCCGAAGGTCTTTAAGACGACTCCGGCGCCGTATCCGAGGACATTGTCGACGTCGACGACTTGAAGGCCGATCGTGTCGGCCTCGACGTGATTTATCAAGAGAAGATGGAGGCCGCTTATGTGGCGATCCTCGGCGCCGATGGCGAGGTCCAGGTTCGTCGTCGCGCCGTGGGCGGCCGTCCCTCGGTATCCGGTCGCCTTGACCTCATACTGTCCATTAAAGGCGAAGGCCTCCATAAGGAGGATCTCTCGGCCAGTCGCGGGATCGGTTGTTATCGCCATGGTTTTACCTCAAGGTTCGAAGAAGTCGATCGCTCCGCGGTATACAGTCGACGACGTTGTCTCTGGTGTTACATACAGAGTAAGTCTGGCTGGTCCGGTAAACTTAACTGGAGAGCTGTAACTACGCGCGAAGGTCGAGGACTGACCATACAAGCGGACAAAGTCGGATAACTGGAATTCGACCTGATTTGAGATCGGAATAGTTACGGCCTTCACGACGAACACGGCGCCCGATCCGACTGTCGTTCCGTTATGAGAAACAGAGATCCCGGTGACGTTTACTTCCTTACCAGTCGGAACATAATGATGTGCCCAGAATGTCTGTTTATCCAGGGCGCTGATCGTTCCGACAGTCGATCCGCCGCCAGTGATCGCCGACTTCAGGGTCAAGATCCCCGCGTTCGATCCAGTTGATCCGGCCGTTATAACTCGGATCTCCTCTATAAAACAGATGGTCGTCGAGACCGTATTGACGAACGCCGTTCCGTTAAGAGTGACCGTTTCGGTAAACGGTCCGGCGCCAGTCGCGTCAAGGTAAGTGATCTGAACGGTTCTCGCACCAGTTCCGGCCGCCGTGTCCAGCGCCGACGCCGACGCGATGGACATCTGAGAGTTCGCCGATTGTTCGGTGTATACCGTTCGACGAACTGTCGCTTGAGCTATGGCGGCGAGAGTGACATCTCCGAACGCGAAGTCCGCGCCGAATCCGGTCAAGGACGTCGTGACCAGGCCGCCTGTCGAATCAACTTTTAAATAAGCCAGTGTCGAGTCCGACGTCTTCTTACCGACCAGGGCCGGATACGCGCGCGCGGTCACGGCGTCCTGGCCTTCAAGATTATAGGGTCCATCGCTGATCTGAGATAAGGCCGACGTCGAGATCATGAACCCAAGAATCAGGGGAAGTAACTTCATGTCTTCCTCCGTTTATTGAGTTCAGGAAAAATATTCGGCGTTACAACTGGAGGCGGCGCCTCCATGGCGGACTTGATACGATCGAATGTCACGGAGACCCAGGCGAACGCCTGAGCGAACGCCAGAACTTCTTCTCCTTCGAGTTCATACTTCCCGCGTTTTAAGGCCTTCATTACAGTGTCCATTCGCGCGAGATCGGTCTTCGTGAATTCGATCATATTTTTCCCTTATGCGATCTGAAGAACTCGAACGTCTTGAGTACCGGACTCGGCGATCGCCTTGGGGATCAGATCCGGACCGAAGTCTTCAAGGGTCTGAGTCGCGCCCGCCGCGATCCTGGTTCCGTTGACGGCGGTCACGGTTCCGAAACCGTAAAATATCGCCTTACTTCCGAGGTTCTGTATCTGTAGTTTCCGGCGACCAGCGAGAACCGACGCGACTAAGGTCGTTCCGCCCGCGGTCGTGTCGATGGAGACGGCGGCGTTCGATCCGGCGATGTTCGCCGATGTATTGACCCACTGACGACGAAACAGATCGGAGATCGAATCGGCGCGGTCGCCAGTCGCGGACACGGCGGCGAGCGCGCCAGACACGGCGCGAGTACCGACCTTTACTGGGTTCCCAGAGTCGACGGCGTCGTCGGCGACGTTACCCAGTGGCGCGACGTTGACCGATCCAGACGTACCGCGGATTCTGTCCCAGGTCGTTCCGTTGAAGATCATGCCGAAGGCGTTGACGTCGGAGCCGTGGGCGTTCGCCGCGACGACGGCGTCGGACGAGGCGGCGGCGCCAGTCGTTCTCTTGTTCTGATCAGAGACGGCCGGAGCGGCGGCGCGGTCGTGAACCAAGGTTCCGACCGAGTCAGGAAGGAGGTTAGTCACGCCGTCATAATCGCCGTCGAGATTGACGTTCAAGGCGAGGGCGTTGGTTATGTTGACGTCGAGAGCGCCCGCGGCGCCTGTCGATGTCAGGGCGCCCGATCCAGTCCGAAGAAACGCCGCGACGGAGTCGCCGTCAGCCGGAGTCGTCGAGTCATAAATAAGTTTATCTTTACCTAGCATCGAGAGTCCTCCAATATTGTGAACTTGATAATACCAAATTTCCTTCTCGGACTCTGCGACTTGACCTTAAACCCAGGACTCGAACTCGACTTCTAAACCAGCGATAGGACTCTGATAATAAATGATCTTGGCCGCGGAACTGAACTCCGGCGATCGATAAAAGGCGCCCGGCCAGATCGTCATATAACTGGTTCCGGACGTTCCAGAGTCGAACGCGATCTTGAGTTTCCCGGCGCCTCTCGCCTTCATCATGAAGGACTTCGTCCCAGCGGGGAAGGTATGCGACTGTTCGACGTTCGCCGCGGCGATGACCGCGTTTTCGGTCTTACCAGTGGTAAGCGATGAACTGACCGCGATGGCGCCAGCGTCCCCGCGTAATAGGTAGAATTTTCCGTCCGCTGGATTGTAAACAGAGACGGGAAGTCCGCCGTCTTGAAGAAGGTTCGCGGTCTGACCGTCGAGCGTGTTCCCCTTGAGTTCGACCGGGAAGTCGGTCACGACCGAGACGTACATCGCGACCTCGGCGGAGCCGTTGGCGACGATGACTTCGATCAAGCAATCGGCATGGATCTTATTCACGATGCGGCGATCAGTGATCGGAGCCGTCGAGATCTGGGGATGTGCGGCGAGATCATAACGACCTGGCGGCGTCTCGTTCGCGGCCGCGGCGAAGTCATAATATTTTACATCGACCGTCGCTCCGACCGCGATCATCTTGACGAAGACAGTCGACAGAACAGAATTTCCAGCGGGCGCCAGCCTATAGACATACGTCCCAGGCGACAAGACTGTCGGCCGGAAGATCGGAAGGGACTGGTGAAGTCCCAGTCTAAAGACTGGATCTGTCATAATTCACCTTTAAAAGAATGAAGGGAGGGGGATGTCTCCCCCTCCCCCCAGGAGATTAGCTTAGATCAATCTTAGGTCGTGACGTTGTAACCGTAAACGACAGACTTCTCTGTCGCCGATTGAACGTGACCCTTGAAGTCGACGCGACGATAACTTGCCAGCAACCAACGGTCGCCAGAAGGAAGATCGTTCATCAACTTGATCTGGATCGGACGACGCTGGCCTAAGTACCAGCGAGTCGCGTTGACCAGAATGACGGCGGCCTTCGTCGTCGTCACGCCGTCATAAACGCCAGTCGCGTTTAGGTCTTCCCTAAAGTGACCGGAGTTTACTATTGGAATCCCTTGGTACGCTGCGAGCGCACCCTGGAGGACAACGGCCTGGGGACCGAAGACATCGAGGGTCTTCACGCTTGGTAGCGCGAGCATCTGAGTATAGCCAACGGGACCAAGGACCCAGAGGAGTTCCTTGGGATTCGATCCGAACTTACCCATGCGGGCGCGGAGCGTCGAGAGGAGCGCCTCTGTGATCACGCCAGCGAAGTCGAGAGTCGAGCCGTTCGCGGAGTTCGCTAGGGCTTGACGACGCCATCCCTTCCAGATCTTCTCGGCGACGTCGGCCGCTAGGGCTTGAGTGTCCGAGTCGATATGAGTTCCGTCGTCGTCGCCGCTTATGATCGCCGACTCGGCCGCGCGGGCTTGAGCCATGATCACTTCGTCGCGAGCGGCGGCCAGGAAGTCCGGCGCGGAGTCTTCTGATAACTCCTCTGGTAGTTCATAATACTCGGCGAGTTTAGTCGCCGACAGACTGATCTTGTCAGTCCCGAAGTTCGCCCCGGTCATCGCGACGCCTTCGGACGCTTTGCGCGCCTTCGTGACGTTTTTGAGGACAGGCATATCGAACGGGTTCGATGGCATGTTGACTTGGCGAACGCGTTTCTCGATGACTTTTTCCAGTTCATATTCTGGAATGTAAGAAGTCGAGATCGCGGTCGGGACCCATTCGTCACCAGCGGAGGCGACGGTCGAGCCGAAGGCCTTCAGGTACGGGACGAGAACGTCGCGGCCGTAAGGATTCGTCAAGATACCCTTGACGCGGGAGACAGTGTCTTCCGTTTCCTTCTTACCGATCCGGTCCATCGCCTCGCCGTAAAACATCTGGGAGATCCAGCGCGAAGTGTCTACAGTTTTTTTAAACTGCAAAACGACATGCTTTAGTTCCTCTGGAACGGCGCGGAAACGATCCGCCGCGACGTTGATCGCGAGAAGGTGTTTCGGATGTGATACTCCGAAGTATCTCATCGCGCGCGCCTCGTCGGATCCGGAACGGTTTCCGACAGGTCCTTGACCGCCGCCGCCGCCGTTGGCTAGCCATGACGTTTTCTCATCCTCAAGCGCCTTAACCTTGGACTCAGCGGCCTCGGTTCGGGTCTTGAGGGCCTTCGTCTCCTGGAGTACGTTCTCCAGATCAGACTTTGTCAGCATTGACATCCCTCCTTAGATTAACTCACGGAAACACCATGTCCCCGCTTTAAAGACCGCCGCGGTTTATAAACCGAGACGCTTGAGCCGTTCGCCAGTGGACGAGTGAGCCGTTCGAATCTGAGACATAAGTCCCTTCATCTGGTCATCTTCACTCGTCAGGTCCTCGTTTACATCCTCGGCCTGACTATTCAAGAGAATCTGGCCGAGTTTTTTCACTTCTTCGATCAAGGTTCCTAACATCGTGTTAGTCGTCTTCATGTGTTCCAGATACGGATTGTCATCTGGAGGATTGGCCGCGTCCCCGGACGGAAGGGCGGCCTTCTTCTTGGGTTCTTCTTCCATGGCGGGATCAGCGTCCTTCGGTGTTTCGACTGGCGCCTCACTCGCGGCGGCCTTCGGCGGACAGACCATCGCCAGAACTCCCTGACCCAGGTCGACCTTGACGCCAGCGGCCGCGTTACATTCGTCGGGACTGAGTTGTTCGAAGACCCAGTCGGTTTCCGACTCGGTCATCTTGTCGGCCTTATAGCCATGTTGCTCGACCATGCCCGCGGCCGACTCGGCGTCCGCGAACATCTCCTTGGGAACGGCGATCGACTGAACGACCATCGTCTGATCACCGGCGGCCTTCGAATTGTCGCATGGTTTTTTCGGGTCTTCCTTGGGATCCATCTTAACCTCCTCCCTCGCCTTCTCAAGGGCGGCCAGGCCGATCTGGCCGACGCTGGTGAGAAGTTTTAATTCGATTTTTAAGGTCTCTGACAGGGCTTTTAAAACGACAGGACTGGGACCGATCACCTTCCCGGAGATGATATCCTCGACGACACTCGCCTTGATCGCGCCAGCGGCGGCGACGTAATCGACGACCTTCTTCAGATCGAAGTCGCCCTTCTCCTGGAGGTCCGCGATACGCTGGACCAGGAGGGCGGCGAGGAACTTCTTCTCCTTGATCAGTGTCGCCTTCTTGGCGAACGACAGAAACCAGCGCGCCGCCAGCGGCGAGACTCCAGATCCCAAGCGTTTCGCGGCGAGACTGAACGTCGAGTCCTGGTTCATCGGGATCGGAACGATCGAGGTCTCGATCAGTTCCGCCTTCGTTATGATCATCGTGTCGCCGTCCTTCGTGTCCTCCTGGGGATCGAACCCGACGCTGAACGTCTTTAGGATACCTTCCTCGACCAGGTCGCGAACGGCCGTGATCTTCTCGGTCTGGGAGTTCGACAACAGTATCTTCGTGTACAGGCCGTCGTCTCGCGCCTCGATGACGGTCGTCTTACCAATCGGCAAAAAACCGAACGCGGGATCGTGACCGTGATCGAACAAGACGACTGGGTTCTTCTTGTAATTGTCGAGGTTCCATCCCTTCGGGTCGATGCGTTCCTTCGCCCGGTCGACCGTGTTCGGGTTAGCGAACCCTTCGATCGTAATGTTCTTCCCGTTTTTATTCTTGACCTCGAAGTCGAAGACCAGTCTTTTCATGATTCGAACTCCTTCATCTGATCTTCTGGGAGGACGATCATCGTGCATCGACAGTTTATAGTCGACTCCGCCTTCCCCGCCGTGTCCCTTGGATACATTAACTTATCATTATTCCTGGGATCGACGAACGGTTTATCATGATCCTCGACCTGGCGGTCGAGTCCGAAGTGATCGGCCTTCGAATCTGGATACAGTCCGCCGTCCTTACCGCGGACTCTGTCGTCCAGAGTTGAGACCCACATTTTTTTAAGGTTCGGGATGAACTTCGCGG